TCTGAAATCTTTATGAATTGTTCTACTGACATATCAACCTCTACTGTTTCGGTTGATTCTGTTGATTCTTCTTCGTACTCTTTGATAATAATCTCATCCCTAAAATCAAGAGGATATCCAGATGCTTGTAGAAAACATTTGAATGCATCACAAAGGTCATGTGTATCCACCTCATTCGGTAGGGTCATTTCAATATCAGGATAAATAATACTAGATGTTACCAATTTGTGGCCACCTACATCATCCTTACTGTCTTTAATAAATTTAATCATATAAACTCCTTTTCAATTATAGATACTATCTAATATAATAAATTAAAAAAGGGATTGCAAATACAATCCCCTTTTTCCTAAGCACATCCAGCATATTGACAGGAGTTGCAGACAAAACATCCACTCTCCATTCGTAGTTCCTCTCCTCCACATTCAGGACATTTCATACCGACAATCTCTCGACCATCTTCAATTGTCTTTCCAATGAATTTTCTAACTGCTGTTAGTAGTGAAGAAATATTATCACCGGTTGTATTTTGAAGTGCAACAAGAATATCTTCTCTCGGTATATTATGTCTCATACAAAGTGATATCATTCTAGCAAGTCTGTTATGTGGTGTATCTCCGAGTGCCTTCTCCCATGTACCATCCACTATCTTACTAATAACCCCACATCCTAATGCCAATTGTATTAGAGATTTACAAGCACGATTACATGCAATTGCCTCTCCTTTTGAATTTGTATTAATCCACATTGCAACTGGATATGAAAGATTAACATCATCAGGAAGATAAGAGAAATTAATATAGAATTTCATCTTCTCTCTTTTGATAACAGTAGTAGGTCCATTTAAGAATTCAGTAGGGAGTTTAATATCCTGTTTAATGATTTCTCTTTTTTCTTCTGCATTCTCTAATGTGGAGAGTACAGATTCCATTGACCCATCTCTGTATGTTGTGAATCCATTCAATCCTCTTTTCCAAGCATCCATATAAAGACCTTTGAATTTCTTGAATGAAAATTTGTTAGGAAGATTACAAGTCTTAGATACAGATTGGTTACAATAGAATTGAACCACTTCTTGTATTGCAAGATGTTCTTCAATACCAAGGTCTTTTGTTTCTACAATATGGCCACCTTTTGTTGGGAGTCCATTATCCATCAACCATTGGAAACCAAAATCTCTAAGGATATGCACTTCACACAATCCTCTGTTATGAGGTTCGTAGTAATACTCTTGTGTTTCAAATACACCTGTCCAATATGTGAAATCCTTTTTCTTTGTTTCTTTAAACATATCTTTGATGTTATCAGAATTAAGACCTTCAGGCCATGCACATGTTACTTTTCTTACTGTCTCAATTGCAAATGGTGGTTCAATACCATTAGTAATATAATCACAAAGAATACTTGTGTTACCTGATGGTGGATTTGTAGATGTCTTTGCATTACGAACACCATTTTCAATAATCATTTCTTTTGTTTTCTTAGACAATCTTTTTGATTTGAAATATCTTGTGTTTGTAAATTTCTCTTTATCATAAAGAGGGAAAGCACCTTTTTCTTTGGCAAGTAATGCAGATGCCTGCCATGTCATGTTCTCTTTTATTTGTGCAAGTTTACTTGCGATTGCCACAGATTCTTCTGACCCATAGCGAATTCCCAACATTATAAACATACTCCCAAGACCAGTAAGACCCATACCAAACTGTCTGAAGTTCTTAACTGCCTCAGAATAGGATACGAGTGGTAGGTCAGAGAGGTCACAAACACTGTCGAGCATTCTTGTAAATATTTTAATATCTTCTTCATATTCTTTCCAATCAAAAATAGGTTTACCATCTACTAAATTAACATACTGAGTTACATTAAGAGAACCCAAAAGACATACTGTAGTAAGGTCAGGGTTTCCACCAATTTCACCACAATTATGTACCAATGTATTATTAGCAAAGAAGTTGTGGTTCTTCTCTGTTGTTATATCATAAACATCTTCATTGGATGTTACTTTTATTTTTTTAATTCTAATTTCTGATATTTCATCTAAATTATATATTAAAATATCTACTTCTGTTAATGATGATGCCTCGACATAACCTCTATTTTTAGTATACACTTTGTGGTCAGGGGTTAATTTAATTATTGTTTTATCCATTAGTTCTAATTTAATAACATTGGCATTTTCTCTTGTCTTATCTCCCCAAACAACTCTCTCCTCTTCTATTTTATTAGATTCGGTATTGAAAGTATTCACAAAAACATCTTTACCATTATTAATTAAATCCACAATCTCTTTTATGGTTTTATCGGCACCAGTAGTCTTAACAATAGTATCACCAACAAGACATGGGTTCGTACAATTAATAGGAGCAATATATTCTATTGGATTATTAGAATTGGCATTGTCGAGATATATCACACCAGGTTCCGCTCTGTTATAAGTAGATTCCATTATAAGATTATATAATTCTTTTGCCTTTACTCTTTTATAAACCTTACCATCAAATTTTAATTCAAACATTCCAGATTGTCTAACACTTTTTATATTTTTAGACTTTATTTTAATCATTAATACCCTCCTGTATTATATCAATACATTTATTTATGTCCTCATAAATTTCACATTCTTTAATTCTAATCATTTTAAATCCTTTATTTTTCACATAAGTATTTTTTCTTTTATCATTCACAATTGCTCTTTTTGTACTATGCCAATAATCACCATCAACCTCAACACATATTTTTCTATTAATATCCAATTCATCAATTTCATAATATCCCAATCTCTGCGATGTTTTAAATCCGGTGATATTAGATTCCAACATTTTATTTTTTAACATAATATGAGGTTTTGAAATCATAGGCATATTTTTATTATTTTCTAAAGTTTGAATCATTATTTTTTCTTTTATCTGATTACTTTTTTCAACACCATATAAGTCATCATAAGTTTTGCCCCTTTTAAAATTATGAACACAATCATAAGAACAAAAATTGTTATCCTTAATCAATGACATTGGTTTATAAAATATCTTACCACAATTAACACAAGTAACATCCATCCCATTTATTCTTTTATTTTTCATCTTATTAGAATGTGCTTTGTTTTTGCAATCATTAGAACAGTATTTTTTATTCTTAGACCTATTTTTTGCACCTTTTGAAATTTCATATATATTTCCACACACAGAACATTCAACATTCACTATCGGAAGTTTGTTATATGGAATTATAATAGAGTTCTTTTTTGTTTCTGATATTTTATTTTTTGTCTCTGTTGATAACTTCTTTCCTTTAAAATATGGATTACTTCCTATATTTTTCTTAAAATTATATTTATCCCTCAACTCATATTTTTTTAATAATTTAATACACCATTGTTGTGATATATTTAAATCATTAGCAACCTCTTTTAATAATCTATACTTCTTCAATGAACTAATTAATTCTTTTTTAGATACCGACATTTTATTTCCTTGTTTAATGTTTATGTTATACTAACATAAGTATTTATATAAACTAAATTAAAATGTCGGTATTTATTACAAATCTTTTGCTTTTATTATATTTCCATCCAATTCAATTTCTTCATTAGGGTCTAAATATAACACATCATCATCTAATTCAACACGAATCTTTCCATCTTCTTCTAAAGTACATTCCATAAATTCATCAGTAATACCAACAGAGATATTAAATTTTGTTAATTTGCCTGATATTTGTTTTGCTCTAATGAATTCTTCGATGTCAGGATGTGAAACAGTAAGAGCACCAAGCATTGCACCTTTTCTTGTTTCTTTCTTAACGATTCCTTTGAATGCTTCAAATTCATCTTTTGTTAAATGATTTTTAATCTTATCTACATATCCATCATTATTTCCTTTAACAATACAATCAGAAACAGAATCCCATATCTCCATGTAGGAAACAACTCCAGGATGTTCAATACCAGTTCCCTTAATAATAGAACCTCTTGGTCTAATGAAATCAAAATTAATTCCATATCCACCTTCTGATGCAAGTGTCTTTGCCTGTTCCATTATTGAAAGAAAGATATTTACTAAATCATCAGCAGTATCAGGTGTGGTAATTGTAGATTTGAATTTATAAGAACCATCAAGTGATTTTCTCTCGTAGGTAACCTTTGCATTCTTAACAGGTCCAGAGATGAAACAATTCATCAATGTTGCCTTTCCAAATGATGTTCCAATGTTAGCAGTAATACGACCACCAGGGGTTGTCTTAATCCCAATAGGATTTCCCTCAAGGTCAACCTTTAATAGGGTACTCATAAATTTGTCATACCATTCTTCTGGATTCTTCTCATTGTCTGCAAGAGTTCTTGCAATTCTTTGGAATGTTCCATATGGTGTCTCACCATCGAATTGGTATTTCTTCGACCAGTTATCAAATGATAAATCTGTCTTCAAGAAATTTTCTTTCATATTCATCTCCGTATCTTTTATGTCCATAAATCTTTTTCTGTTACAATTTTAAACTCATATCCTTTTTTCTTACAGTATTGCTCGGCAGCTTTCCATTTGTCAAGGTTCTTAACATATGTCTGTTGTTCATAAAGGTATCTGTCTGTTCTTTTCTTGGAACGATTAGCAGGTCTCTTTGGAGGTTGTGTTTGTTTGAGGGGTTTAATTTCTACAATAAATCTTTTTACTGGTCCATTTTTTGTTCTAATCTCTGCATACATATCAGTATAATACTTATGCATTCGACCATCAATAGAATATTTATAGGGAATCACAATACATTCAGAACACCACTTCAATACATTCGTATTCATATCTGCCCAATAGAATAGACGCTTCTCATATGAACTTCTATATATTGGTGGTTTCTGTCCACAGTATTTTGTTTTGTGAACTACATCATAAGTTCCCTTTAAATATTCTCCTCTTTTACCCAATCAATTACCTCAATGATTTAATTAAATCTGCATTTCTGTTCCATTCATTAAGATGTCGCATCATCTTATTTTTGGTGAAGAATTTGATAACTTCTTTGCCATCAAGCTCCTTCGTTTCGTATTCGGTATATGTATTTAGTATCCTCGTTTTTATCTCTTGTGGGATGTGGTCGAATTTAATTAATTGAGTATTCAATTTATAATTCTCTTTCATCTGTGTAGAAATCCATTTACGAACATCTTCAATAATCATACCATCAAAATCTTTTTGAGGCCATTGTTTCTGTGCCTTTGCAACATCCTTAGATGAAATAATACTATCAGTATCTTGTTTGATGAATTCCTGAACACCAACCTTAAATACTTTCTCGGCAGTAGCAGGTCCAACACCTCTTCTGATACCTTTAATATTATCAGATGAATCTCCCTCTATTACTTTGAGTTCGATTTTCTTTTCGGGGTTGAGACATTTAACCAGTTTCTTACCATCGTATTGGTCTACATTTTTGATTGCCATTAATTGATGTAAATCTGAATCCGAAGTTACATTAATAACCTGAATGTCTTTTCCACCAAATACATCTCTCGATAATACAGCCATTACATCATCTGCCTCACATTCAGGAATCTGTAACACATACATATTACTAAAGTACTCTCTCATCTCATCAACAAATTTATTGAACACAGGATACCATGCTTCAAAATCTACTGTTTGTTTCTGTTTGGCACGAGCAGCTTTTCTGTTTGCCTTATATTCCGGATAGATATTATATCTCCAACTTCTCTTACCATCAAATGCAAAGATTACTTTACTAGGTTCGAATTTATTGATGGTATAAAAGATAGAAGTCATCATCTTATGTTTCCATAATTTGAAATCATCATCATCTTCCTCTTGGAATGCTGATGCAAACACAGTCTTAAATGCAAGATTGTGTCCATCAAAAATCAATACTGTATCATCAGGTTTTTCAATAACCTTGTCTTCCTCAAATGTAAACAAGTCTGTTAAACTATTCTTGTTCATAAACTCTACCTTTCAATTATAAATTGATTCCAAAAAGAAATTTTACTCTCTTATTATGTGCTGTTCTGTTTTCATCAGAAACAAATTCATCTACTAATGGTTCTTTCTTTGGGAGAATCTCTAAGAATATATTAAAATATCCTACAATCATTAGAATTCCCAATGCAAATACTACTACATCAATTCCCATACTACACTTCCTTTCTCAAAAAGTCTCTCGACAATATATTAACTGGATTAGATTTTGTACATCTATTAAATATTTCAATTTG